CCGAAGAACCGCTAGTTCCGTCCGTTCCTGAACTACCTGAGGTACCATCTGTTCCTGAACTACCTGATGTACCATCCGTACCGCTCGAACCTGATGTTCCTGAACTACCTGATGTACCATCCGTACCGCTCGAACCTGATGTTCCTGAACTACCTGAGGTACCATCTGTGCCACTTGAACCTGATGTACCATCCGTTCCACTTGAACCTGATGTACCATCAGTTCCTGAAGAACCACTAGTTCCTGAACTACCGCTAGTACCTGAAGTTCCCGTTCCACCCGTAAAATTAATTATTACATTACCACTTCCGTTATCTATAACAGAAGCACCTGAAAATGTCATTCCTGTAACGTTTGTTGCCGTTACACCTGACGTGGCATCATAAACTGTAAGAGGACTTCCTCCTCCACCGCTTGTAAATCCTGAAACATTAACTGAAGAACCATCGCTATTATTTAAAGTAAGCGTGCCTGTTCCACTATTATATGTTCCACCTGTTACAGTACCCGTAAATCCTGTAATTGTTACTGATGTACCGTCATTATTATATAAATCTAATGAAGTTGTTGCAGAATAATATGTACCACCTGTAACAAACGTGTCGTTTAAATCCGCAATTCTCCATCTTGCATTATTTTTTGTAACACCACTAACACCTTCAATTGTTGAACCTGTCCAAGCATCGATAAGTGCCGCACCACCAGCAGTATCATTTAATACCGCATAACCACTACCACCAGAATCATAAATTGACCCGTCAGTTTCAGCAACATTCCATAAACTATTATAGTTTGGTATTGTATATTGATACGTTGTTAAATTTTCTTGAACAAAAACCAACATACCCAATCTTCTTCTACCCGAAGAAATTCCATCGTTATTAAGGTTTAATTGATTAATAACAGGTGGGCTATATGGAACGTATCCACCACACACAAAACTAATAGGAATTACATTACCTGAAAAGTTAACAGGTCCTCCATTGTCATAAATAGTTTGTGGAATTACCCACTCTAAATCAGCTAGATTCCACACTTCCATGTATCCACCAATACTATTTACACTAAAAATTACACCTGTATCTGATTCTCTAGTCACAGAAACTGGACCATTTATAATTGTACTTGATGTTGGATTTTTATATTGAAAGCTCATTTGTTTTTTCTTTATTATTAAATATCTTATTTATGCGCTTACAAGCGTTCCCCCTTGGAAATAATTTGGTAAAGTTGCGGTTCCTAAGTTGAAGTCAGTAAACGCATATGTTGAATACATTCTATAAACTCCAGCAGGTATATTAGTATTTCCAGAATAATTTATAATTAGACTGTTATATGTTGCACTCATTGTTCTTGAAATCATACCTCCAGCAGAAGTACCATTTTTAACTGTTGAATATTTTTGTCCTGGTGTTGCACCTGTTGGAACAATCACAGTAACCCAGTTACCTGATACCGCAGTAAATGCTCCTGTTGGTATTTGAACTGTTTGGAATACGTTTTGTATGATAGGATTACCATAAATATCATTACCTGAACATCCGCCTATACATATTGGTGTTTGAATAATTGCAGGCTCACTACCACCTGAAAGATTCCCTGTCCATCCAGTATAACTTAAATAAGCATTCATTTGAGCGTCAAATGTTGCTTGATTTGATGATGGTGCAGTAGGAACAGTGTTAAATCCTTTCCAAGTACTACCTTTTGATGTCATCCAAGTATTTAAATTTCCTCTGGCAGGACTCGCACTTGTATCAATAAACAAGTACGCAAATAATGGTTGATTAGTTGGTGTTGGTGTTTGAGTATTTGTTGGCGTATTAGTATTTGTCGGTGTATTAGTATTTGTTGGTGTCTGAGTTTGAGTTGGTGTTTCTGTGTTAGTTGGCGTATTTGTTGGAGTCTGTGTTGGAGTTTCAGTATTTGTCGGTGTTTGAGTTGGTGTCTGAGTTGGAGTTTCTGTGTTTGTCGGTGTTTGAGTTTGAGTAGGTGTTTCCGTATTTGTAGGAGTTTGAGTTTGAGTTGGAGTCTCAGTATTGGTTGGTGTATTTGTATTAGTTGGAGTGTTTGTTGGAGTTTCTGTCGGAGTTTCAGTATTTGTCGGTGTTTGAGTTGGTGTCTCAGTTGGTGTAGGAGTTTGAGTTTCTGTTGCAGTTGGTGTTGAACCTGCAGTTGCGGTTGTACTTGGTGTTGGTGTTTGAGTTTCAGTATTAGTTGGTGTCTGAGTTGATGTTGGCGTTTCTGTATTTGTAGGAGTTTGAGTTTGTGTCGGTGTTTCTGTAGGAGTTTGTGTTGGAGTCTCAGTATTAGTTGGCGTTTGAGTTTGGGTTGGAGTTTCAGTGTTAGTAGGAGTTTGAGTTTGAGTTGGTGTTTCAGTATTTGTAGGTGTATTTGTTGGAGTCTCGGTATTTGTTGGTGTGTTAGTAGGTGTTTCAGTTGGTGTAGGAGTTTGAGTTTCAGTCGCAGTAGGTGTTAATCCAACAGTTACTGAAGGAGTTGGTGTTTGAGTTTGAGTTGCAGTATTTGTCGGTGTATTTGTTGGTGTCTTAGTATTAGTTGGCGTTTGTGTTTGAGTTGGTGTTTCTGTATTTGTTGGAGTTACTGTTGGTGTTTGTGTATTTGTTGGAGTCACTGTTGGTGTTTGTGTTTGAGTTGCGGTATTTGTTGGAGTAGGTGTTGGACTACTAATAATTGAAGTAACTGAAGGTGTTGGAGTTGGTGTTGGCGTTGCACATTGAAGGGTAACAACTACACCATTTAACATTTCGTTTCTTGTCTGTGCAGAATAATAAATTACAGTATCAACATAAACATTAAATGGCCCTAAAGCATTTGAATTAGACGCTAATCTAACAATGTAAGAAGTACAACCTGTAACCGTTAATTGTTGTTCGATTTGAGTTGCACATCCTGGAGCGTTATTTGTTACTAATATAGAATATGTGGACATCCGATGTTTTTATTTAATAAATACCACAACAATACTATTTCAGTAAAACTTATTAAAAATAATGAAAGGTTTAACAGATAGTGAAAAGACAATTTGATTCTTGAATATCAATATTGACAATACAAGAAACTAATTCAATCGTAATTTGGAACGCACAACCAAAATCACATTGTATTAATTTAAAGATGCTACATCCATTGTTATCAGTTAAGGTTAACATTATTTCAGGAGCGGTATTAAATATTGAAGGTATTGTACTATTGTATTCAACTGTAGGTGGAACAGGTCCTGTATTTATAGTACCAAGTAAAGTTTGATAGTTACCATATACATCTGATATGTAGACATCAATTGGGTATGTACCTCCCGATATTTCCGTTATTCTTACTTGTTTCATGTTAAACAAATTGTATCATAAACAATTATCAGTTCAATTATAATTTCTTGACCGTCTAAACTATTATTTGTTGTACTTGTTTCAATAGTTATTTGATTGTTCGCAGCATCAACACTAATATTACCAATTCCTGGTATTGTTTGTAATAACGCAACAACCGTATCATAATAAAGATTATCACTTGGAGCGTCAATCAAAGAAGTTGATGTGTAAAAACTTTGACTTGTTGTCAAACCTAAAGGATTAACAGAAACTTTAACACTAAAGTCGGCAGATATTAAATTACAACTTGTATTACCTGATGTTAAATCGTCATAACCATCATTTAACATTTGTAATAAACCATATTTTGTTTGGGATTGAATATTAAACGATTGAGACCCCATAACATATGTTTGGTATGACACATAAGTTGCGTCACAATTAATATTAATAGACCTTAACACTGAGCATCCATCATCATCAATAATTGTTACACTATATGTACCGCCAGTTAATCCTGTAACCGTAATTTCTTGTGGATTACCATAAACATTATCTGACCAATCAAAAATAAACGGTGGTGTTCCCGAAGAAATAAACGCAGTAATTGTACCTTCTGAACCTGTACCACAAGAAGTACTATATAAACTATAATCTAATTGTGTACTTGCATTAACATAAACTTGAGTTGTCTGTGTACATCCAGTATTATCCGTAACAGTAATCGTATGTTGACCTGTCGATACATTATTAAATGTAACCGCAGATTGTGAAGTATTATTAATATTAACCAAACCATCCAATGAATAATCAAATGGTGGTTGACCTCCATTAGTTTTAGTAACCGTAACATATCCATTACTTTGATTACAAGTTGTTCCTGTGGTTTCAGTTGAAATTGTAAAAGTATTTGTTGTGTATAATGTAACCTCATTCATATAATAACACCCTGAAGCGTCTTGAACTGAAACCGTGTAAGTTCCCGAATATAATCCTGAAAAAAGTTGGTTTGTTTGGTTGTTGGCGATATTCAATACGTTCCCATCGGGATATATTAAAGTATAAATGTATGGTGAAGTTCCACCATTAACCGAAACGGTTATAGAACCACCATTACTTGAACATGTTGAACCTTGTGTTGCAATGCTAACTGAAGTAATTCCATTTGGTGATGTTAATACTGTTCCCGCAACAAATGTACATAAAGCAGCGTCTGTAACTTGAATACTATACGCACCTGGTGATAATCCTGATAACGTCCACGTTGTCGGATATTGTACCGTAACATCCCCCGTAGATGCAGAATAATAATAAGGTGCAGTTCCTCCCGTAATTTGAATGGTTAAGACCCCATCATTAGAAAAACATGTTGGCTGTGTTGTGGTAAATGCTCCGAATCCGATAGGTGCAACATTATTTACTGTTGCCGATTTGGTTGTTACACATCCATAAGAATCTGTAACATTAACAGAGTAAACCCCTGCGGTTAATCCTGTAACTGTTGACCCTGTGGCACTTGTTGTCCAAAGGTATGTATAAGGTGGAGTTCCTGTTAACCCTGTAACCATAATCTTACCCATAGGATTACCTCCGCAAGATGAATTTGGTACCACATATAACCCATAATTTAATGTATCCGAATCTTCAACAATAAAATTAGAGGTTTGACCCGTACAACCACCCAAGTCAACGACCCTCATATAATATGTTCCAGCGGTTAAACTTCCAAAGACAACTGTTGGTTGATTTGTTGTTGCGGATTGTGAAAATACGCCATCACCATGATATATGTAAAAATCTGCCGAAGAGTATTCCGATGTAGAACTACCCGTAACCGAACCATTATTTAATGAACATGTCGTACCTTGTACCGCAAGGACACTTGCACATACACCGCTTGATATAGGTATGTTGATATAAAGTTCATTGTTTATTGGTAGAGTACTATCATTAACCCTAACCGCATATGTTGTAGCACTTAAACTAGTTTTTACAGCTGGTTGTGTTGTTATAATATTTGGCGATAATACAGGACTTAACCATTGTACCGTATAAGGTGATGTACCACCAGTCAAACTTAAACTGATTGAGCCCGAGTTTGTATTTGAACAATCTCCTGTTACCGCAATATTATAATTAAAAATTGTTGATGGCATTATTTATTACAATTTATATTAATATTTATTCCAACATTTAAAGTAACGGTTTCCTGTAAATTTTGAGAAACACATCCTAAATTTGTTATTGTTAATTTATTACCATTTAAGAAATATGTGTAGCCATAATCATATAATGTCGGTAGATAATCGATTAAAGCATTTCTCCATTGTGAATTTGTTGGTACATCAGTATATCCATATCCATTATAGAAAGTTTCTTGAATTAAAATTTGATTATTGATTCTTAAGTCAACAAACCATTCAGTTTGAACAGAATTTTGATAACACTGATTAAGTGTTAATCCACTTGATGACAACATGTTATTAATTCGATTAGAGAGAATACTATTAAAGTTAGAAACGGTAATGTCTCCATTTAGCCATGGATATATGTAAAAATCAACATATTCGGTATTACATGTGTAATCGAAGATACTTGAAATGATATAACACGGGTCAACAGGGACTGGTATAAATTGACAACCTCTTTGTCTTCTATAAACAAATTTTTGTTTGTGGAAGATTGAGTTCTCCAATCTAACCCCGCCATTCCAAATGGTTGTGGCAGGAACCATCTGTTCCACCAACTTAGTCCAATAAGGACCTATACCATTCACGTAATCAATTAACTTTTGATAAGTGTACTTGTTGTTAGGTAACCCGACAGTTTGTTCTGATTCAATGTATTTCCACCAAATAGATTGTAGTGTTGGATAACCACCAGTTTTACCATCAGTTATGTATTGTCTATTTCTTGTGTTAATCATATTCTGCCAAAAAGTTTGGGAGAATTCAAAGAACGTTTTCTTCTTAGGCTTTGGGTCAACATAAGTCCAATCAACCCCACCTGGCACAGGATAACCAACCGTTAAACCTGATTCAGGAATCGGGTAATCATATTTTCTTGATTGAGCCCAAACATCATAAACAAGACCTTGTCCTGGATTTAGGAATATATCAACATTCTTAACATTTAACACTAATTTCTCATTATCAACAAAGTAATACGCATTATAATCCCCTTGAGTCGATAGTCTAACTTTATCATCGTCTGCCAACCAAGATTTATTATTATCAACAATCTTTTGAAGTTTGAATCCTTCATTCATGTATGGGAAATCTCTAAACCTATTTAAATAGGTTTGACCATATGTGAATGGTTGTAATTGTGTTTGTATACTAAAGTTCTGTCCTGTGTAAACATTTCCCGTAAGTACAACATTATCAGGACTTCTATGTGATGGTGTTGTTTCATACCAACCCGCTCCAATTTGGAAGAAATAAGTTTCTGTATTGACAGGAGCCTTAGGGTATCCTTCAAAGTCCATTGGGTATGCTGCTAATGTAATATTAGTGTCAGTGTATGTGGCGTTTGTTGTGAATGCGGTATATAAATGTCCGTAAACACTATAAGTTTGACCTGGTGCATATGTAGGTGTTTGTTGAACATAAGTTCCACCCGATATTTGAGCCCATTGATAATAAAATTGGTCAAGATTTATTTTTTGGTCGGCCAAATAAATGTGTTCGTTGTATTCAATCAATGAATCTGGCGCCCCAATTAATCTTAATAAAAATTCAATAGACCTTCTTGTACCTTTTGATTTAAAAAGATAAGAAGCATTAAGAATTAAGTTTCTATAATAAGCGTAGTTTAACTCTGTTGGTGTTAAAGCTCTTGCATAACCAGGATATGTTGGTGTTGAGGTATTACCAAAAACAGAACCTAAAAAATCTTCGTTTGTAATCGGTGAGAAATTAGACGACCATCCCAATGTTTGAGATAAATTGGCTAATAATTGTGAAGGTATATCATTTGATGGATTATAGTTTACGGAATTCATGTAAGCCAACCCTTCAACAAATTGTTTAATTTGGTCAAAACTCCTACCATAAATTTGGAATATCTTTTCAACCTTTCTGCCCAAAGTATCAAATTCTTTTAATGAATCTGAAACCAAGAATCTTGAAATTAAATTAGTTTTAAATGAATCTAAGTTAATTGCAATTGCTTGGATTTGTTCCAAATAAGAATCAAATAAGAATGAACGAATGTCCAAATTCCAAGGACCATCTTTTGGCCAAGTAACTTGTTGATAATCCGTATATGTTTGACCGTATTCATTTTGTTGTGGTACTTGAAATACCGCAGTATATTCAGGTCTAACTAATCTGTTAACTAAGAATTTCTCAACCTCATCAAAACTTTCTTGAAAGACTTTGTCAACAATATAATCATTTGGTCTAATTTGAAATTCTCTTTGTAGTGTTGTCGCTGTTGAGCCAAATGGTGCCCCTGAAACATAAAATGTTAAGTTTCCTGAAGATAAAGTCTCTGACGGAACAAAGGCTAAAATTTTATAAATGTTATCATCAATACTAACACAATAATCCAAATAAGTCTCATTAATATTTCTATAAGGTGAAACATCTAATTCTCTAAGGGCTAAGTTGGTTGCAGCACTAACCGAATAATCAATATCAAATGGATTACGAATCCTATCAACATTTACTTTAAAATAAGTCTCATCTGTTTGTGTGTCATAAACGATATCATAAGCAGTATCACCTGTGATATAATTTCCATTACTAAATTGAACATCTATTGATGCCGGAAAATAATTAATAACACGAGTAATTGAAACCCTAAATCTTTCAGATAAAGAGCCATACATTGAAAAGTTAAGAACTTGAGTAATATCGTAGTTAGGATAAACTCTAAATTGAGTTGCAAGTATTCTTCTACTTTCTTCTAAACTATCGATACTCATCATATCCAATGTCATTGGTTCAGAGAACGCGCCAACATTGAATGTTCGATTAACTTTTTCAGTTACTCCTGTTGTAAACTCAAAATTACCTTGCGTAAGTCCTCCTCCCTCAACAGTTTGTAATCCTACAATGTTGTCAGAGAAAGTACCCGCTCCGTTACCTGGTCTTGGTGGGTAAAAATATTTAGTATTTGTTGTGTTTACTGCCATTAACCAGTTATGTTTGTAAAGTTTTTACTGAAGTCAATATTATTACCTCTACTCTGTCTAACCTCATATAACAATGCATTAAATTGGTCTCTAATTTCATACAAATTGTATTGTCTGTATATGTTATTTTGAGAGTCGTAGATTGTATAGATACCGTCATCAATTGATTTAGTTTGATTACCATAAAGAGCAATTGCAAGAGATGATATATCGTATTCAACCATTTCAATTTCCAAAGTAATTGGATTAAAGTATGTGTTTGAAATTATAATGTTTTGATTTGGTTGTCCAATAAATGGTGTCGCATTTGGGTTATTAGTTGGTGAAGATGATGGTGATAGGGTTAAGAAAATTAAATTTGAATTTCCCTCAACATATCTATATCTAATAGTTTTTTGTGTTGTATTTGTTTCATTTGTCACAACAGGCTCACAAAAGAACGATGAGGTAACTACTCTAAAGAAATTAGGAATTTTTGAACCATCAGCATTTAAATACTCAATTCTAAATCCAACAAGTCCTTGAGGTACAAATTTGTTTTGGTATTGTGTAGGAACATTAGTAACATCAATAATAATTCCTTTTACGTTTGGTAAAGCATTTAACACGCCACAATCAGTAATCTTTGTTCTGATTTGTGCTGGTCTTAAATACAAAGTATAAATCCCAAGAGCATTAAACTGTGCTGCAGGTAATGTTAAGTTGTATAACCCTCCTAAAACCTCAACACCAGTGTTTCCTCCCGTTTGACTATTGTTAAAGTAAGGTTTAAGAATTGTTTGTGCATTAAGTTGGGTTAGGGTAAAATTATCCGTAACATCCCTTGATGGAGTGTAATTCATTATTATCTGTACGTCTTCAGGTGATACATCTGAAGGTCTAATTGTGCCGTATGAACCGATTGCCATATCTTATTTTATCTTATAAATAGTTTAGTTCTTTTTTTCAACGTTAAAAAATCCATAACCGTAGTTAATCATGTCACCTATATTGTCAACCTCCCCTAATCTTTGAACTCTTTCATATGCAGAATTCTTTCCTCTTTCAACAAAAACATTCGTTTGTATCTGTGGTTGGTCAATGACCTTAAGTAAAACCTCTTCTTTTGTTATTGGTCTTTGTGTTAAATTATTATTAGTAAATCCTGAAGATTGTTCAAAAAATATTGTTGTCCCATCTATGTAATCATAGTAATCAACCGAATTAACTGTATAGGCTGTGAATGTTGTTGCAGTATTAGTTATTGCTCCCCATATCTGACCATTCTTAATTACAGGAACTCCAACTTGGAATTTTAATGGTCCGTACATTGACAACTCATTAAGTTTTGATTTTGTTAAACCTGAAACTGTATATGGAACCGTTGTGTAATTATTTGACGTTTGAGCGGATACCTCATTAACAGCATCACCTGAAAATATGTAATTATAACTGATTGGCGTTTCAAACCAATTACCACCCGCAGGAATAAAAAACGCTTCTCCATTTGGGTTATTTGGTACAACATTAACGTATGGTGTTGTCACAGTTTTTGAAACTTTTGTGACACCCCAAGGATTTGTTTGTTCTAACGTAATTATATATTTGGCGTTTGACGTAGGATATGTATGACTTATCGAATTTGGTGTATAAGACGTAATTGATTGAGATGGTGTTCCATCCCCCCAATTAATTTTATATGCAGATAAATCAAGGAATTTTTGGAATTCACTTGATGTATTATACACATTATAGACATATGGGTTGGATGTTGTTGATGAAAATATAAAATTGGCAACCACATCTTTTTGTAAAACCGCTCCATCAAATGGACTATAATATCCAAAATCAACCGCAGTTTGTCTAAACAAAATTGGAATGGTTAATCCTGTTAATGTTGAACTTCCATTAGGTCCTGCAGTTAAAACTTGGGTCATACCTGAATATACTCCAGTTGTTTGACCAGTATAATCTGAGTTAACATTTTCTCCTTTCATGTTAACCATAAACAAATCACCCTTAATTGTTTCGGGGGATATTATAATATTATATAAATCTTCCATTATGGGTTAACATATTCATACCATTTTATGGGTAACGCCGCCCCAGCTCTTTGACCGTCATTAAGATAGATTGATTGATTTGGATTCATGTTGAATACTTGGTAGTCATGTTTCTCATAATTCAATTCAACTCGATAATAAAAATATTGTGAACTATCGAATGAATATTTATTTCCTGAAATCGATGATTGTGGCATATTCGCCATCTTAACAAAATATCCTTTTTTTGCATCATAGAATTTTGCTGTCATAAAGAATGTGTTAATATCCAAGAATGTTCTTTTCTTTAACCAATAGATAAAAAACCCTTCTTTATCTCCAACATAATCCAAGACAAAATATGGTTTCTTAATACTAACAAGAGTTGTTTGCATAAATGCATCCATCTTCAATCCTTGTTGTGTTGGTATAATAATTGTTACATAGTTTTTCTGTCTTTTACTATCCACATTATCATATAAGTCCAATTTAAAAAATGAATTGGTAAAATTATTTGTATAATAAAAAATATCCTGTGTTGTAAATCCTTCCATCAAATAGTCAGACCTCCAATTCGTACTATCATTCAAAGAACCTCCTGAATAAAAGTTAAATTCATATTTAATATCTGTTGGTTCAGTTGTTGTACCCGTTAAAGGTGCGTGAGCAAATCGAGTAACCTCAAAGTCTCTACCCTTACCAATAACTTCATTAATAATCTCACCTTCATATTCATCAATACTTTGGTCCAACCCAACATAGTCCCAAGTAAATTGAACTGGGATTGTAAGTTGTCTATCAACGAAACCGTCTTTACGAATTGTTAATTTATTCACACTCATCAAATAATGGTTTTACAGGGTATTGAACACCAACGGTATTGTAGTTTATTCCTTCAGGTATTAACCTAAAGATGGCTTCTTTATATGGGTATTGAGCACTATTCAAAAATGGATAATCAACACCTCTTTCAAGATTGTCTTTAAACCCATAAGTATATAGGTCTCTCCATCTAAATTGTTGGTCCGAAGAAGAATAAAAAGAATAGGATGGTATATTATCAACTTGCCCAACATTTGCACTTTCAACGTAATCAGAGAAAACCCTGATTGTCATCGACGTGTGGGGCTCATAGTAAAACCCTGGAGCGTTAGTGGAATAAGTATTGGTCGTTTGAAAAACATTTTGATTGTAATTTAGTTTTTGATAATATGGTGACACAACTCTTTCAAATTGTTCATAGTCATTCCATTCACAAAAATCCCCATCAATGGTATCACCTGACATCAAATCTTGATTATAATAAAATGTTTTGGTTGCACCATTTGTTAGTGTATAATTTGACGTTTGAATATTTGTATCCGAGTTATTATTAAGTAAATCCCACCAATAACTTATTGGTGACGTTAAGTTAAATTCCCAACCTTGTTTTAATCCAATACCATTATTTGGTTGATTAAAATAACCTGTATATCCTTTATTAATAATTGTTAAAAATAATTCACTAACAGGTCTTTTTTGATTATCTAAAATACCATTTAAATTCAAATCATAATTAACTGTAACATTATAAGAGTTACTACTTGTTTTTTGAGATACTCTTGAAATTTTGTTTGGTGTTATTGAACTGTATTCAAATTTCTTTTCTTCATTAAAAACATTTTTTTCAAAACCGTTTTTAGTCATGATACAACCATCAACATTGGTTAAAATTTTATGTTCCCTAATATAATATTTTGATTTTGTTTCTACCAAATTATCGGGGTTAATAACCCTTTTAAAAGTCCCTGTAACACTATTAGCAAAAGTGGTACCAGTGTATCCATAATTATATATGTTGAAAATATTACTATCACTATCAAATTCATCATTACCTAATGAATAAACTTGAAATAAATTTGTTTGATTATAGAAAAAAGATAATTCAACATATTCACCAACGGTTAATCCGTGTGGTGCAACACATTGAAATCTAATAACATTACTTCCGTTTTCTGTTCCATTAATAATTGAAAATGGTATTCCTTCCGATGCAATCCAATTATGTGAACTATTGTTTAAATCATACGATAATTTTTTATCATAGTTGTTACTATAAGCATAACTTATATAATAAGTCCAATTGTATGTGTAAGCACTTTTTGCCTGATATAAAATATGTTGGTCATTAATATATGGTCTATAAAAATCAAACTCATAATATTGGGGATAACCTTTCCATATACCACTAACTGAAGATTGTTCTGGCTCAACATAATATAAAGTATTTTGAAATGGTCTATATCGAGTTGTTCCCGTATATGTATTACCATATAAATAATTAACTTTAAAGGTTGGTCTAAAGATAGTACTACTTTGTCTTTCATCATCATATACTTGAGCCAAACTAATACTTTGACTTCGGTCATATTCAACCATTTGTTGACTTTGTTGTTCTAAAGTAACACTAATTTCTTGGTCGACAAAAGGCGCTGATTTGTATTCTTGACTACTTGGTATGATGGTATACTTATTCACCTACAGAATATTTTGTTTTAAATTTATCTAATGCAGTTTCACCTTTAATTATTCCAAAATAAAAATGGAATGGTGCACTTACTAAAAATCTACTGGAAGGTACTCCCGCCATACTATATGAATGAGTACCATTAGAATCTACATTAAAGATATATCCTCTCTCATATAAATCACTTGTGATATTTGAATTCACAAAATATGTTGGTGAATTGATATTTCTTCTATCTAATGATTGATACTTGTAACCAAAAATACCTGAAAGATTAATGTCTTGGGATTGATTAGTTTTCCAATTATTCTTTTCACTACCAAAGATAGACGCTGTTGAAGGTTGACTTAATTCCCATTGATAGAATGGTACGTATTGAGATTTAATCCCATATGGATAAGTTATCGCATTTGCATTATTTGATGGTCTAAAATCAATAACTCCAGGTGTTAAATAATCTTTGTTTTGTAAATCTACCGTTGTTGATGAAAAGAAAACACCCATTGTTGGATTATCTAATCCACCTAAAATAACCACAGGGTCACTACTTGTACCATAAACACTATAATATTCAGGTGAGAAGGGAATTACACCATATTCGGAGTTAATTGACATAATTTGAGCTAAATCCCCATCAATTCTTTTTTCAGGTCGGGTAAACAATTGGTTTAATCCATTATTTCCCGCAGTAACAATTTGGGCTAAGAACCCTTCATCAGTAATTCTAGATATAACAAATAAATTAACCAAGTCAGAAGTATCAGAATAACTTGTCGGATTTAAAGTATTCATGATATATCCTTTAGCCGATGGGTCAAAAATAATTTCATTATAAAAATCATCTTTAATTCCTAAATTAATAATAGTTGTTGGGAATAACAAATTTCTTTGGTTAACAGGTTTTACTAATGGTGCTCCATACTGATTTGTATTTGGTCTTCCAATAAATCTTTGACTTGTTGAACCAGAAAAATATGGGGAACTTCTATAATAGAAGTTATTTGTTTTGTCGTCAAAATAAACTAACTCTTTTGCAAATTTTGGCGGTAATGGTTTATTATTACTATCAAAAAATGTATCTACTTGTATTGGAAAAGTATACAAAGAACCGTTAACCCAATTATTAGTAAATGTTTGAGACAAAACTCCACGACATAAACCATAAAAAAATCTAAATCTATATCCCCACTCTCCAAACGCCGCTAAATCTTTACCCAAATCTTTCATTGCATGAACCATAAACACATAACAACCATTCTCAACTGAATCACTATTTTGACAATTTGTTGATACTCCAAAATTTACACCATTACCACTATAACAATTAAGGCCAACCATTTTTTCGCACACACTTAAAGTTTCTACGACATTAACGCTTGCAAGTTGTCCTTCAATGTCCGCAGTGGCTTGTGATGCTCCTGTTGAGAATCCATTAATAGTATCAACATTACCAAAACTATTAAATCGATAAGTTGCAAATCCAAGATTTTGTTGTAGTAAACTAACATTATTATTTACATCACTTGTATCAATGTAACTTGATGATGGTAATCTATCTGTTCTCATGATTGGTTTATTAGAATCAGTGATACTAAGAGCATTTGAACCTGTTAATGTCGGGTACAATATTGGACTAAAATAAGCTTGCGCAACAGTGCCAATATATGCCCCAACATGAGCATCACAAAACCCAAAAGTACAATTAACACAAACTAAACTATTATAATATGATGGAATATTTGTTGTTAAAATTGCTCCTCCCGATAAATCTTCTGCGGCATCGTACATTAAATCACTTGTGGTTGATAAATAATAACCATTATAAGTTTTAGTACTAACACCTTTTCTTAAATTTGGATAAGTTGGTGTTTTATTAACAAAACCTATAGAATTATAAGTACCTGTTGGGGCTACAACTATTCTATTTGATGGTACTGAATCTAATGACCCATAATATCCAACATTACTTGTTGTATATGCAGAATATTGAAATCCAGGTGTTGTTGAGCCAACGACTCCTGGTGTGTAAAAATGAGACTGAGTGTAAATATTATTTTGATTAGTATGTTGTTGTACGGATGTTGTTGTAGTTGTCTCAATTTTTTGTATTGGAGTATTAAGTCTTGTTGATGCCGTAAATGTCCAATTTGGGTCATTTTCATTAGTCCCCAATATTTTACCAATACCATATTGATTAGTAAGTAATGGCGAATATGGGTCAACACCTCTTTGTAATATTAATATTTTTTGTTCCGTTACATCTGAAAAATAATTAATTGGTTTTCTAGTATAAGGTGTTATCGCCTGTTGAAAGGAACTTTTAAGGAAATCTCCGTTTTTAGTCCATCCATTGTTAGCAGAACTAAAAGTACAATTAACATCTTCTAAAAATCTCCAAGCACTTAAAGTAACCGATTTATTTAATAATCCACTCCAAAAACCATCAACACTTCCTGAATTTGGGACAGAATATTGAGTAACCCCATTAACAACACTTGAGGTAATGGTAATTGCGGTTAATACTTGGTAATATTCAATATCTGAAGGAAATATATATCTTTGACAAGTGTCTCCACTACTAATTAAATTAAAATCCGCAGTACCACCTAAAGTACTTATGTTAATACAATTAACGTCATTTATAGTTTGCACCCCTAATGTTGTTGCACTATAAATAACTCCAAGTGTATTACAATCATAATAACTAATCACACCCAAACTAGTTACATCAACAGTAACACTATCAACACATGGTAGGCTAGCAGATGGTGGTATAATATATGGGACCAATATTTCATTATTTTGATTGTTTGGGTCAGCATACTTAACGTTTACATTAAATTGATTAGTTTTTATTGTACCATTAATACCCTTAAGAGTTGTCGCTCCATTAGTGGTTAATCCTGACCATAAATAATTTGGGTCTTTTGTTGTTAATGGGTTAACGAAAGATAATAAAGTTCCTGGTTCTAAATCTTGAGTCGATAATACAGTTAAAGTATTGTCATAGTGATGTGTTGAATTTGCATCTGAGGCGAATGTTACTTTTATTTTATTAACTCCTTGAAAATATTTATTTCTTGTGTTAAAAATATTAATCCTTTCCCCTATTGGTAAATTATCACTTGAAACATAATATTTACCCCCATCAACAACATAATATCCATTACTATCTATGGTTGGTAATCCAAAATTTTGAGTTCCTGGAAATATAGTTTGGTCACTAAGTGCCGTTTTAAACACATTAGGTAATGAAGGATTACTATTTCTTCCTGCCATAGCTTGAGCTTCCATTAAAGCCCACCTTGCATTTACCTCATAATTAGTACTTCCATTTTTTTCGTAATAAGTAATTAAGTTTTCAATATATAACGATGGATTAGAAACTTGAGATAAAAGACCAGGACTTGGTACGTCTGCAACTGCTTGATAAATGTCTATTGTTCCACAGTCACAAGCTTGACAATCAGGATAAGTAATCATTGGTAATTTAAACGATGGAAATCTAAATTCTAAACCCAATAAATATGCAATTTTATCCCATATCCAAGCAATTAAATGATAAACTATTAATAATACTAAACCAACAATTTGTATTATTTGTAATATAATAGCAAAAAGAAAATAAATTAAATCAAAATTTCTAAATCCTTCATTTACAGGGAACTTATTAATAGTACTTTCACATTCTTGGCTATCAATTTCTTTAATACCAATAAATCTACCCCTACCACCATTTTTAAATTCATCGATTAATCCTGAAACAGTATAAACTTTATTAAAGTCAAATTGATAAAACGTATCATCACAATTTATTGCTGCTTGTGTGTTTGTATAACCAGTCCAATCTAAACCAAAATAATAAGAACCAGCTAACTTCGTATTTAAAGATGGTGTTGCAACCGAATTAGGGTCTTGAAATGAATTTGACCACCCGTATTCTCTAACATTAGGAACTAAAAAATATGGTCTTCTTACTTGTTCCGTTAATGCTGCGGGTTGTTGCCATTTAATTTTAAAACGATATTTTGCCTTTGTCGGTATACCAATTGTTGGGTCGTTTGAAATAACTTTTTCACCAAATTCATTTGTTATATAATAATCCAAATTCATTGGTAATTCTGTTAACCAAACTCCTGTTCCGTCAATAATATTACCCGATTGTTCTAATTTATATTCCTCTAATATTGGATTACCTGTGGTATCTTGTTGTATTGTTTGTCGTATTGCAAGTATTTGTCCAGGTCCCGTAGTTAAAGAACACAAATTACCCATATCATCTTTTGGTCTTGCATTTTTTCTAACCCTAAAACCATCAGGTGTAGAATAAATTGAACCCATAAAAACTGAAGTAGGTTGTATATTAACATTTGCATCATCTCTTAAATCAAAATCAAGTCGATTTATTGCAATATCACAAATGTCAGGCTCACCCCAAAGTGGTGAAATTTCTAAACTTTTAACTAAATTAATAATTTGAGGTAATGAATTTATATCGTTTGAACTTCTAAATCTATTTCCCGCAACTTGTCCTTCAGTTGCCAATCCCATTCTAATTAAATCTTGAGGAGTTAATGAAAACTCACCAATATCAGATAAATCAACATCCATCACAACGGTTTGATACCCTAAAGGTACCCCCATTATCATGTAATCACCACTTTCATTTGTTTTGGCGGTGAACTTATAATATTTGTCATAGATTTCAACTGCGGTTGTTCCTGTCAAAGCATCTAACCTTGATGGGAATGTTCCTGTGGCTGCGTGAACTGAATAAGATTTTTCGTAAGGTAATAAATTATACCTGTACCCATCTTCATTTTTATCTGTTGGAGATTTGTAAGGGTATATACTTGATATTAATGGGTTGGATTCGTCAACATTAGTTATAGGTATGAATATAGATACTCTCGCATTAGGTAAACCAAACCCGTTATTGGCGGTAACCCTACCTACAATAACACCATAATCCGCACAACTTCTAGTATAAACATCTTCTTGTTGTAACTTTAAAGATAAAATCTCTAACTGTTCAAACTCTTGGTCTAATTGTACGTTGATTGTTTTGTTAACTCCTAATTCAGTCCTTATTCTATATGATTGACCCATTAATATCTTTAATTAATAAATAGTTTATGTGGGATTTTTAAAGTGAACCCACACAATTAAATAATAATCTAAAGAAAAAATAAATAAACTTGTTAAGAGAAAGTAATTGATTGGAAATTCTTAACTGAAACTCTAACGTCTTTACCTGGATATCTAATCTGATAAACTTGTGATGGTTGAGCAAATATTGTATCATCAACAGGTCCAATAAGTTTTAATGCTGGGTCTGAATACTCCATAGATGTTTCTGCCGATGAATACTGACCTCCAACTTCATTGAATACATCCAAAGTAGAAACGGTTAACACTCCATTTGTATTTTGAATAATACTTCTAAGTTCAGATAAATAAACGTTCTGTCCTAATTGTCTTACTTGAGGGTTAAAATATGTTGATACTTTATCAATCACACTTGAAATAACTTGTCCTGAATTTTGTGCAGAGTCTAAAACAATTGCAACATCAACACTTAAATCAATAACCTGGGCACTAAATATTGAAATATAATCATTCATCATTCGATAATTTGATAGATAATTTGCGATGTTTTGTCTTAATGTGTTTGATACCATATTGGTTAACTTACCAGACGTATCGTATGATAATATTTGAATTAAAATCTTATTGTTATTTTCTGTAATAGATACTTTTGCAGGTGCTCCAAACTGAGCTGGCATGTTTCTAATAATTGATTCGTAATCTTGTACGGTAACCGCTCTCTTTTGAGCTGAGAAGTTAAAGGATACATAGTTTCTAATTTCCTCTAATGATGGAATACCCGCCCCGCCTACAGCGGCAGTTACGTTAACACACCTTAATGAGTTCACCACAGAAGAGTTTGTTGTCTCTGAAGGTCCATTAACAAAGAATGAAACCGTACCAATTTGATTAATTACATTAGTTCCTAAGTTACTTCCTAATCCACCACCAACTCTATATTGTACAAACAATGTTGAGTTTGGTGTTAATGTTGTACCTAATGAGAAATTGTTTGAATATTTTTGAAGGTCTAATGTAGTACCTAAAGTTGTAAATTGATTCAATTGGTCTTGAGCTGTATTAGTACCCCCACCAAATGTCATTTTCTTAAATCCTTCAGGAGTATATTCGGTAATAAATCTATCTTGAGTTTGAATATATCTACCTACTTTAATACCAGGTTGGTCAGAAACTTTTGTTGGGTCTTCAATGAATACTCTGTCTTCAGCCAACGCATCAACTTCATACCATCTATTATCTACCCCTAAGAATTCTGCGGTTGTTGGTGTATTTGTATATTGAGTACCGTTCTTTAATAACACACTTGTAATACCCAAAACATTTTTTTCAGGTAAAAACATTTCAAAGAAAGGTTTAACATCATTTGCTCCAATAACTCTTTTGAATACTTTTGTAACACCATTTACAACAACTTCCCTTTTTGTAATCGTATAATTAATTAAAACATTATTAGCATTAAAGTTTGGAATCTTTAATCTATTTGGTGCTCCTTGAGAATTGTACGGAGATGCAAAATCAATGTCATAAACATTTTCAAATACAACTCCAGCCCCAACAACTTGTGAACCTCTTAATAAAGTACCAAGATATCTTTCATCTTCTTTATCTCCAAAAGCAGGAACCGTAATTGAGAAATCAACTAAAGCAACCGATGGTCTTTGACCAGGTAATTTTAATCCATAGGTTCTGGCAATATTGTAAATTGACGACCTTTGTTGTGCATATTGTAATACGGTCTCTTGAATACTTCTATCAATATTATAATGTAAGTTGTCCGCAATTGCAGCATTTAAATCAATAAACACAGAGAATACAGATGCATCATTAAAGTCTTGGATTAAATCAGGGTAGTATGTTTTTGCATAATTTAAGAGTTCTGTCCTGATTGACTGATAATCTCTAGTTGCATATGATATTCTATTATTTGCCATTTCTATTAAATATTAATAATAACAAAATCACTCTGTGCGTATGTCGAACCATTTGTTGAGTAATCTAATCTTATTTTTGCTGTGTATTCGGCAGTTCCTTTACCAGGAAATCGATAAATTGATGACTCACTTGTTCCTGCAAAGTTTTGACCTGTGGCGATATCCACTTCTTGCTGTGGGTCAGCTGGAGTAATACTTAAACTATTAACCAATAAGTTTGGCATAAAGTTTTCAATAGCATCCCTTATGTCAGATTCAATAGCATTAAAAGTTAAACCATCAAATGGTTCAAAAAGAAATTCATATAATCTTGTTCCAAATTGTGGTAAAAAGTATCTTGACCCTTTTCTCGTTAATAGTAAATGTATCAAGTCGGCTTTAATTTCTTGGGCCTGTAATTGAGTAAGTTCTAAATAATCCCCTCGTTTCGAATCTCGAAAGGGAAAATTAATACCATAAGTAAAACCATTTGCCATAACAATAAATATAATGCTATCTATTTTTCTTTAAATAGATTAAAAATGAAAAATCCCGATTGTGTCGGGATTTTCAAATTAGGAACTACATCCAAAACATTCAAAAGGACTGTCTTCAGGTTTTTGTGTTAATTCATGTATTTCAACTTTTGGTATTTCAACTTTAACTTTAGGTTGTGATATTTTTGAAACATCAACCGCCAAGTGTTTAGCTCCCGTTGAAATCGCTTTAGTTCTAACATAATAACATAAAGTCTTCAAACCTTTTTCCCATGAGTGGAAATGTGATGAGGTAATCTTGGACAATGTTGGGTTAGCCATATAGATATTCATTGATTGTGATTGGTCGATAAATGGTGCTCTATCTGCCGCCATGTTAATCAATTCTCTTTGCGAAATCTCCCAAATTGTTTTGTACTTACTAATCAAGTGTTCAATACGTTTAACTTTCTTAGTATAGTTTTTATCCTCAGTATCAAGGTGATTATTAAAGTTAATGTTTTGAACTGAACCTTCATTTATAATGATTTCGTTTTTCAATTCTTCACTCCAAATACCAATCTTCTCAAAGTCATTAATCAAATACTTGTTTACAATCATAATCTCACCACCAACAACTCGTCTGTTAAATAACGCTGAGTGAGCTGGTTCTGTCATTTCAAATGAACCTGTAATCTTAGCTGAAGACGCCACAGGCATCTGAGCCGTAAATAATGAGTTACAAACACCGTAAGTTTTAACTTCTTCTTTTAAAGAATCCCAATTCCAAAGACCACTTAATCCTTCATAATCTAACCCCCACATATCAAATTGGAATACCCCTTTTGACATTGGTGAACCTTTAAAGTGAGCGTATGGTTTGTGTATCATTATTTTACATAATTCCATACTTTCAGTGATTGCCGCAAAGTATATAGTTTCAAAAATAGTTTTATTTAATTTCTTAGCTTCTTCAGATGTGAAAATGTAATCCATCAAATAAAATACGTCAGCTAAACCTTGAGTACCAATCGCAATTGCTCTTTGGTCCAATCCACCTTTTCTACCTTTTTCAGTTGAGTAACTGTTAATGTCAATAACTTTGTTAAGAGCTCTAACAACTTTTCTTACTTCACTATAAAGTAGGTTAAAATCAAACTCACCTTTCTGAATAAAGTTTTTCAATACCATAGAAGATAATGTACAGATTGCCGTAGTTTCTTCATCGGTATATTGGTAAATCTCATTACAAAGGTTAGATTGTTTAATCACACCAATGTTCTGATGGTTTGTTTTCTTGTTAGCATTGTCTTTAGAACATAAGTAAGGAACACCAGTTTCAACTTGTGATTCAATAATCTTAGTCCAAACATCTTGAGCTTTAACTTTTTTACCAAGACCTAACTCAACCGCTTTGTTATAGTTTGCTTCGTATTCGTCACCATAACATTCTTGAAGTGGTTTAATACCCGCTTTAAGAATATCGTTAGGACAGAACAAATACCAATCAGTACTTTCCTTTACCGCTCTCATGAAGTTGTCAGGAATCCAAAGAGCTGTGAATAAATCTCTTGCTCTTAATTCTTCAGCACCTGTGTTCTTTTTAATATCTAACAAGTCCATAACATCTTTGTGCCATGGTTCGATGTAGATAGCAGCACTACCAGGTCGTCTTCCTTGTTGGTTAAAGAATCTTAATGACTCGTTAACAATTTTCAAATACTTCAATAATCCACCCGCAAATCCACCTGATGAATTGATACGACTTTCTTTACTTCTAATGTTAGACATTGATAAACCAATACCCGCCGCGTCTGAAGAATACGTTGAGATATCATTCAAGGTTTCTAATAAACCATTACGTGAATCTGAGTTATTATAATGTAATACACAAGACGCTAATTGAGGAACTTTGGTTCCTGAATTAATAATGATTGGTGTTGCTGGTGAAATAAGTTGATTAGATAACGAATGGTAATATTCAACCGCTTCCTCGAATGAGTTTGTCACCCATAGAGCAACTCTCATATACATGTGTTGTGGTCTTTCAACTACTTTACCTTGTGGTGTCTTTAACAAGTACATTTCTTGTAATGAACGCCAAGCAAAGTAATCAAAGTTATTATCATTCTCGTGATTAATAACTTCATCAATCTTGTCGTGGCCATATTCATCCATAGTTTGGATTAACTTGTCGTTAATAACACCACTCTCGTGTAACTCTTTAATTGTCTCACAAAAGCTTTCATTAGTCTCTTTGTGGTATGCAGAAATTGCAACCGATGATGCTAATCTTGAATAGTCATGGTGACTACCAGTATAAGCGGCAGCGATTTCATAAACCAGCTTATCCAACTCTTTAGTTGTAATAAGTCCTTCAGTTGGTACCGATGTGATAACCTTAATGAATATTTCATCAGAGTTAACGTTTAATCCTTTAGCAGCTCGTTTAACTCGATTATAGATTTTTTGAGGATTAAATGATACGTCCTCACCGTTTCTTTTTTTAATTTTTAATGACATCATATTTTTTTATAATTAGAAATCTTCCTCAAAAGAAATGGTTTCATTTAATTTTGCTTTTTGATACTCAACAGTTCTTGACTCAAAGAAATTTCCTTTTGTCTCAACTGCAATTTGTTCCATGAATTTGAATGGTTGTTCAACATTGAATTCTTTTTTACATCCAAATTTAACCAATAGACCATCAACAACAAACTCAAGATATTGTTTCATCAAGTTTGAATTCATACCAATTAAAGATACAGGTAATGACTCAGTGATGAATTCTTTCTCAATTTCCAATGCTGATAATAAAATCTCTCTGATTTTTTTTTCACTTGGTTTATCTTCAATGTGATTGTTCAACAAGTGAATTGCAAAGTCACAATGTAAGTTCTCATCTTTAAAGATTAAAGAATTAGCATTACACAAACCTTGCATAATACCTCTTGATTTTAACCAAAAGATTGAACAGAATGAACCTGAAAAGAAAATACCTTCAACCGCCGCAAACGCGACTAATCTTTCTTGGAAAGATGATTTTTCAATCCAATCCAAAGCCCATTTAGCCTTCTTTTGAACTGCAGGTAAATTGTCCAAAGCGGTGAAACATAAATTCTTTTCTTCTTCATTTGAAATGTATGTGTCAATAAGAAGCGAATACATTAAACTATGAATATTCTCCATCATGAGTTGGAAACCGTAGAAGAATTTTGCTTCAGGGTATTGTACCTCACGATAAAAGTTTTCAGCCAAGTTTTCATTAACAATACCATCAGAAGCTGCAAAGAACGATAGAATGTTCTTAACAAAATATTGCTCATTCTCAGAAAGATTATTCCAATCTCTGATGTCATTAGTTAAATCTACTTCTTCAGCTGTCCACAAAGCCGCTTGGTGCATTTTGTAGTACTCCCAAATGTCGTTGTGCTGGATTGGGAAGATAACAAACCTATTAGGGTTCTCCATTAATATTTTTTCCATAATTGTTTTTTTTTTGTTTTTTTACGATTTTTGTTCTTGTTCTCTTTGTTTTCTTTTTTCCAAAAGTTCTTTAACTCTGTCTCTTTTTCTTTCCTCTTGTTGTTCTCCAAAACCTAAGAACGTTACAGATGACTCTGTATCGATTTCAAGTAGTTCGTTGTTGAACTTACAGTTCTCAAACACTACTCCATCTTTACCAATACGTGATTTGGTAATAGCAATTGTTGCCAAGTTCATTTCCTTTTGTTGTAAAGTTTTAGCCACAGTAATGATAACGTGTCCAACTTGTGCTTTCTTAATAGAACCACCCATTTGGTCCGTGGTAACAACCTCAGAAGATATAGAGCTTCTGTTACCCTGTGTTGCTGTCCATCCAACCAATGATAGTTCGTGACACATTGCCTCAAAACCTCTCATTACCGAACCCTCAGCTTTCCATTCGTCTTTACTTGAGCTTTCAGGAACAACGCAATCGATATAGTCCAAAAGAACCAAGTCAATCTTTGTACCATCAGCAATCATTTTTCTGATTTGGTTTTTAATTTGATTCATAGTCATAGAATCTGAAGGAAGTTTTTTCATAATTAACTCGTTCTTCATTGTTTCTTTGATTTCTGTAAGTTTAGCCATAACCTCTTCTTTGTGTTTTACCAAGTTATCTGGTTCAATACCTGTCCAAAGTGTGAAGTGTTTACGTTGTACAATCTTTGGGTTGTCCTCAAAAAAGATTTGAAGAACATTATATCCAAGATTAAACGCAGTGTTCGCAATCTTTGTTAAGATGGTAGTTTTACCGACACCTGTGGGTGCTAAGATAACACCAATTTCCCCTCTCGCCAAACCACCTTTAAGTAATCTGTCAATACCTGGTATTCCTAATGGAATTGGATGTCTAAAATCATCATCAAGTACTGTATCAAGATTAGAAAAGACATCAGTTGTACCTGTGTCTTTTTCCCCAACCTGTAATGCTTCACGAACCAAACTCTCAACCTTGTCATAAGATTCAAAGTCTCCTTCTGTAATAATTTTTTGGGCTTTGTCCATTGCCTTTTGTAGTTCTTGTTGTTTACAGAACTTTAACGCTTTTTCTTGAACAAACTGTGTTCCTTCAAATGGTGCGTCTTTTACTTGTTTGATAGTGTCAAGGACAATTTTTGCAACTAATTCTTGTGAAATTTCAGATTTTACAATCTGCTCAAGAGTATCGAAGTTAGGGGTAGATTGGTATTTAACGTGGTACTCCTTGGTCATTTGCAAGATAATCTTGAAGTATTTGTTATCAAAATAAGAACTCTCAATAACATCCATAATTGATGTCGAAAATTCTTTATCCACGATAAGTTGGTTTAAAAGTTGTATTTGGAATGTATTCCCTAAGTAGTCAAAGTTCTTGTTCATATTGTATTTTGCGTTCGTCTGTTTTATTAAATATTCACTTGTTTAGGTCAAAGTCCATATATTCCAAACTTAATTTTGGTTCGGAAAAAATGTCAGTTAATTCTCTTAACGTGTTCTTTAAAAACGGTCTTACGTCAACGGTATAACGAACTTTTGGTGGGAATTTTTTTCCATCAAAATATCTATGACAAATTGTCTGCTCTCCGATTTTGATGTAAATGTTAAATTGTTCACTACCTTCAGTAAACGATGTGTCCATAATTGACGGGTCATTTGAAATTGCATCCATGTTGTCCATCATATAAACAACTGTTTTCATTTTCAAGTAGTACTCAATCTCATCTTTAAATTGTCGAATAAAGTAGTATAATTCCAACGAGTTTTTCGCCTTTGGATTATACCCTCTAACATTAAAGAATCTTTGTACAACGATGTTATCGTTCAACGTCAATAAGAATTCCATTTTGGTGCTGTCTTGTTCTTTCATAATTAATTTTTGTTTGTATTTCTTTTTTCTTTTCTTGTTAATTTCATAAATGGTGTGAGGAAGTTAACCCAAGCATCATCATTTTTGGGTAGATACTTAAAGAGACCGTCTTCCATCATCATTCTCATTAAGTTTTTGTACCCCCTATCTGTAGGGTCTATAGTGTCTGTTAAAATTTGTTCAACTAATTCTTTTCCATCGGTAGTAATTAAAGGGTTTGTAAGGTCGACTATCTTTTTGTTTGTTGTATAAAACTCTTCACCAAGTATAGTTGTTTTTGTTTTACCAGTCAAAAGATTTGTAAATGTTTTTGAAGGCTTGTCTTGCAGGATATTTCGTGCATAATCCAAGATTTCTTCCATAGTGCAGGGTTTTTCCTGCACCTGAGGGAAAAACTTAACTAATGTTTTTTCTCCAAGTCCCTGAATACCATCTATATTATCCGATTTATCCCCCGTGAATATCTTTGTCAACAATACATTGTAGTGTGGTATGTCTACTTTGTTCAGAGATATCATATCTCCGTTTTTAAAGTACTTTTTTGTGATAGGTGAATAGATTGTCACATGTTCGGAGATAAGTTGTGTAAGGTCCTTATCTGCAGAAAAAATAATAATCTTCTCGTCTTTAGATATCTTACAATAATAAGCGATGAGGTCATCAGCTTCATTGTCGTGCATCTCGACTTGTCTTACAAATATCTCCTCAAGATATTGTTTGATTCGAGACTTCTGATACAAATACGATTCGTGCTTGTATTCGTTCATATCGTCTTGTCGTCTGTTTGCCTTATACTGTGGGTATATAGATTTTCTGATGGATGAATTTGAATCTCCATCCCAAAACACAACAACTTTATCATGGTTGTGTTCGTCAAGGAATTTGCGGAGTACACTCACAAAGTGAAATACTCCACCCACATGAGCTCCGTCGTTGAACACGTCTTTTGCTCCGTGAAATCCTATCTTAAATAAATTATCTCCGTCTACTAATAATGTCTTAATCACATTTGTGATTTAAATTGTGAAACAATAACTCAATCTTCCTTTTCTTCTTTCAGTTCAAAATCAATTGAACTAACCCCAAGAATATCTTTCCAATATTCTGCATATTCCTTCTTGTAGTTTTCAATCGAAACTTTCTCTTCAGCCGCGTCTTTACCTGCCAAGAATCCGTGTGGTGTTACAATAATTTTTCCGTCTTCATAACCCAAACCATTGATGTGATTTTTCATTACGGATACTTTTGTTCTGATTGCAAACTTAACACTCCTTTTATCTTTTGTTGCAGTAATCTTGTTTGTTCCCGCACCTTTTTGATTACCAAATAAGAATACCAAAGACGAGTTTAACCAAATAGCCTCACCACCTTTTGCTTTAATCTTTGGTTGACCAAATGGATTGTCAGGTAATTCAACCCAAGGCTGATTAACAATAACCAATGTGTTTTCATATTTTGAATCAGATTTACGTGAACCTGAAATACGTTGGTTAATACCCATCCCAATCTTATCCGCTAAAGTAGCTGCATTGTGTTGTTTACCACCTTTACCTTCATAAGTCATCTTACAAGGAACTGAACCAACAGAATCCCACAAGAATAATAGACTATAATCTAACTCACCTTTTTCTTGTGCATCCAACAAACTATTAATGTAGTCTGTGATTTGTTCAATATAACTAAAGTTGTTATTAAAGATGTAAAAGCCATCCCAATCTAATTCCCCTGTCTCTTCGTCAACAACTTCTTCACAATCAAAACCCATAAGTTTTGCGTGTTCAAAAGACCATTTTTGTTCTGTAATAATAAATACAGGTAGAATACCTTTCTTTTGGGCATCAACGGCAGCTTTAACTAACGCAGTTGTTTTTCCTGTATCAGAGTGACCCAAGAACATATTTAAGTGTCCAATTGCAGGACCTGGTAGTCCAACCGCATCCAAGAAATCAGAACCTAAATCAAAAAATCTTTGTGCTTTGTACTTAGCAGAAGTAGAGAATTTTTTCTTTACCGAACTAAAATCGTTCTTTTTAATTGCCATAATGTGTTGAATAAAATTCTTTTAGGGTTACAAGTTTATCTGAAGCGTTTGTAAGTTTTTCGACAAAATTATCAATCTCTTCCAAATGTTGTGGGTGTTCCCCAATTCCCACTGCGTTCTCAATATAAACCATTAATGTTGCCTCTGATTCAGCAACTTCGCTCTCGTATTTCAATACAAGAGATTCGAACATTCTTTTTCCTATTCTGTTTTCCATGTGTTATTTTTTTTATAAAAGAAAAGAGCTTGGACACTATGTCTAAACAAGTACCCAAGCTCAGTTTAATTAGAATGGTAATTCAGAGTCAACCTCGTCGTTAGCCTGTGGGTCAACAATTGGTGCAGTTTTACCACCAATAGATGTAGTTGATTCAACATCATTTAAATATACATATCCACCTTTATCACTATCCCATTTTGGAGTTTCTCCACGAGCAATTGCTTCAAGATAATCAACAGGTTTTTTAGAATATACATCCAACCAAGTCATCTCGTCATTAATCCAAGCGTTTGCTTGAGCTTTGTCTTCATGAACAGGAGCTGGGTCATCATACATGATTGTAGAAATACTTGTGTACTCTTTACCTGCAGGTGTTTTAGATTTACTTAATTCGATAACAAGGTCACGTCCTTTTTCAGGGTCAGTGATATCACCTTTGTTTCTCCAAATTGGAATGATTTTATCCAAGATACCATCATTTTTATAGTTGTGTTTAAATCTCCAAAATTTAACCCCATCTTCTTCGTGGTCTCTATCAATCACTTTAACGATGTAAAACTTACGAGACTTGTATTGTTTTGCCAATTCTTTGTCCGATTCTTTACCCGTAGACATCAACTCTTCGTAAACCTCATTCAAAGGTGAACGTTCGTTATCATTTTTGCCTGGGTCAAAGAATTTATTCCATTGTCCACCAACTTGAATTTCGTGGTACCATGCTTCTTTGAATGGTGAAGAACCATCTGGTGTTGGTAGGATACGTACTCTACGTTGTCCTGATTTCTCTTTGTCAGAAAGGATACAAGCGAAATACTTTTTCATTCTTTCGTCTTGCGACATTTTGCTTTGGGCCCCGCCCCCTTGTTGTGCTTTTTCGTACTGTGCCAATACGGCATCTAATGAACTCATCATGTTTTTTATATATTAAGATTAATTTGTTTTATAAATATAGGATAGTTTTCTCGATTTGTCAAATAAAAAAAGGTCACCTTTTGAGTGACCTTCCATTTTATTTTTGTGTTTGTTATTTGTATTTGAACTCGTCTTCAAATCCATTTGATTTGTTTTGAAAAGAATTTTTAATATCGCTAACATTGATGTCGGTCACGTCATCAGGTGTTAAAACATAATCATTTTTTCCCGTTTTTTCCATCTCTTCCGATTTATCATCGAAGAATTGTGATAACTTTTGATTGAATGGGTATGAATCGTAACTTCTTAATTCTAATTTTTCCTGTGGAGTTTTTTCTCTGTATTTCTCAATTTTGTTTTCAAGAGCATTTAACTTGTTCATGATTGCATCCATCTCACCTAATCTTGATTCTAATTTACCTAATTGTCCAAATAAATTTTCAAAGTATTCGTCTTGTTTTGATTGAGTATCTTTTTGAGTGGTTACTAAATCAGTGATATCAAGTTCTTCACTATCACCACTTTCGTCTTTACCTTTTTCTTCCGATTCTCCATCGTCTCCAATTTTTTCAACGTCGGGGTCATTCTCAACATCAATTGGCGCTGGTGCTCCTGCTTCAGGTGCCGCCTCACCTCCAGGAGGTGGTGGTGGAACTGCCGCTGCGTCAGATGGTGGTGGTGGAGGTGCCGCTCCCGCATCAGGTGCCAAAGCTCCTAAATCATCAGGTGCAGGTTCTGCCGCTTGTTCCATTATATATTTGTTGATACTATTGTATCTTTGAATTTCACTTAATATTTTTTTATCTATGCTCATATTATTAACCGTTTAATAATTGTTTAACACCGTTAGCCGTTTCAACTCTAACTCTTCTGTTTGCAGTTGTTTGGTGTCCAGCTCTTTCAATAAGTCCGTCTCTTTCTCTTACAGTATAACAATCTCCTGTATCTAAGTCACAAACTTGTTTAGTTCCGTCACCGTTATCTTCTTGAGAAATCCTTGTAGATTTGCCAAGGTAGTTGTCTAATGCTGATTTAATATCCATAATTATGTTTCTATATAAATATATCGTTATTTGTTAAATTATAATTGTATTGTTACCTTAAATGATTGTGGTACTGTAACATATGGAGTGACAAATGAGACACTATGAGCATTTATGGTTATTATTACTACTATCTCACTACCTGACGGTGGTGATTGCCAATTACTTGTAATTTTGTCAATGATTTGAGTTTGGTCTATATAGAAATGCGTTGGTGATTGGAAATAACTATCATTCAAAGTAATACTACTTTCTTTCAATACTGTTTTTGTAATTGTATTATTTGGTCCCGCAATATTCTTTGTTACTTTATAAGCTAACACTGGTTTGATATTTGAAGGTAACATTGAATATGTACCAATTAAAGATGGTGTAATGTTAACGTCGACATATGCTTGATTTAACGAATATAAACCATTTTGTAATTGAGATACCATAGTTACTGGTCCTGTTTGTTGTGGTTGTGTATTGGCATTTGGGACAACTCCTGGTACAACTGTTGGTGGAGCGGCGGATGTTTGTGATGGATTGTAAGTGAAAATAGTTGAGCTAGTTCCATTACCATGCGTACCTTTAAGAGTGATTGTATTATTCTGAATAACTGTGGTATTACTAAATGGAACTAATACAACAATGTTTACACCACTATTGATTGTTATTCCTGTTGTAGTTGTTACCCCATTTATAGTTGCCGCAGTTACCGTACTTAAGTCATTTCCTGTAATATTCAATATAGTTCCTGTTACACCTGTTAATGGTGAGAATGAAGTAATAGATGGAGGAAGACATACAGGCCCTGGTAGTGTTGTAGTGTTAAGGTTATTTTGGGATTGAGCCATCGCCAACTGAACCGCCATAGATGTCTGACTTGCTCCATTAGTCGCGACATCAGTAAATCCAACTTCTTTTGCAGATGCAACACCTTTAGTTAATGTATCAAAAAGTTTTTTAAATTCAGTTAAATGTTCATCAAAATATTGTGATGTAATATTTTCATTTGTTGCTGTTGGTGGTGTCCAATAACAAACATAATATTTATCAATACCAATTGGACTGCTACCATTTTCACCGTAACGTATTCTTGTTATGTTTGGGGTTAATCTTGCAACCATAAAACTTAAAAAATCGTCAATATTTTTAAAATTGGCAATTGGTTTAACTACCGATGAATCATTAGTTGACCCTGAAAGTGATACACAGGATGATTGTTTTTGAATAAAGTATTGTGTACTTGCCCCCCAATATGTATCTAAGGCAGCATTAACAAAATTATTATTATAACCGTAAAACTTATTTTTATTAAATGTTGTTATATAACACATTAAATAAATTAAAAGTTGTAAATCAGGATTACTTGTTTTATTTTTAATTGCGGTTGCCATCTCTTGTGGTGTCAATGATATAGTCGCAGATTCAACAAAATCACCCCAAGTACTATAGTTTGTATTAAGACTATTGGTACATGTATTAGTTGCTGCCGCAGCGTTATTACCCGTTTGAGATAACAATGCACTTTTGTTAATATTAGTAATTGGCTTATTACTTACACTATCTTTCTTATTTTTAACAACACTTTCAATCTGAGTTAAAAGATTTAGATTAATACTTTGTAATAAATTATCTATTGATGGTAAATCATAAATACCTTGTCGTATTCCACTAAAATTTGTTTGGAATTCACCTGCAGTTATAGTGTGATTAACTTCAGTGATTAAATAAGGACCATTAAACATTGGAACGTGTCTAAGGTTAAAATACATTGTTGGTTGTAATAATGCATTACCCAAACAAACCACCTGACATTGATAACTTCTTTGTTTATAAAGATTATATAATCCAACGTTTTGTGTTGCGACATTTCTACCACTTGCTTGGTCAACCATGTTTAATTGTGTCTGAACACTTTCTGAAGTAGCCTTCCCACTATCCATCGACACACTAAAAGAATAAAATATATTTTGATTTCTTGTACCAATATCAACATTAAATCCAACACACTTATTTGATAATGCCCAATCTTTTTTTCCAACTTGGTTTTCAATTAATGGATTTTCAGACGCTCGTCTTAATTCAAACGCATCATCTCTAAATCTTGAATTTCCTTTTGGTAAATCTAATTGTGCTGACGGTATTCCAGCATAAAAACAAATTAATTTTGGTCCTGACTTTCTATAGTCAACATCTAAAAATGTTCCCCACATATTGTCAGCAAACTCTAAAGACCCTTCGGCACTTTGTGATAATGTTGTACCATCCGCATCTTGTACATTATAAAAGTTAACATATGCAGGTAATGGCATCACA